GGGCTTTATGGGCCTGCCAATGGATGAGGAATTCATCACCACGGCAGAAAACAAAAAGAACTACGTCATTGCGGTGCAGGACTGGAACTACGGTCCGGAGATGCCAACCAATGAGCCAGGAGCAAACAAGGAGTTCTATGCAGGAATTGCCGAGGCCATGCAATGCACCGAAAAGGACGCACGGCGCAAGCATTGCTCAAACTGTGAGTACTACGACAACAGCTTTATGGCCCAAGTCAGAATCGAGCGCATCCCGATGGCAGCCTACGACAAGGGCGCAGGCTTTCGGGGGCACTGTGAAAAGCTAAACTTTATTTGCAACGACATGCGAGTCTGCCAGGCTTGGGAAGATCGAGAAGAATATGGTGATTGACCAAATGCCGAAATGTGGGAAAATGCAGCTGCTGAGCCTATCGAGCCGCCAGCAGCTCACCCTGAACAGGAGCTGCGCATGTCTGATGTCGATTGGTTGAGAGTGAACCTGCAAAGGGTTTTCGCGCTCCCAACGCCAGCCGTTGAATGGCTGCTCATGCTTTATGGGGCCATCCAGGTCTTTGATGATGTCGCAGACGGTGATCCAGTCGATCGCAAAGATCTGAACGCAGCCATCTGGAACACACTGGTCGGCATGAACCAGAATTCATTCTGGATTGCCAACTCCCACAACCTGGCTCCTGTTCTTGCGACCATGATCCTGAAATGGCAAGCCTCAGACCAGGCCGAGCGATCAGGCAAGGCCGATGCACGATCATTTGTCTGGCGTGCAGGATACTATGATGTTGTGTTAATGACAGTGGCGCTGTGCCACGGAACTCGTCGTGCGACAGAAGATGCAGGCGGCGTCATGGAGTTGTATGGCGAGAAATTTGAAGACTACATGAAGGAGTTCAGCCATGCCTGATCCAATAACTGGCTTAATCGTTGGAGGTTCTCAACTGATCGGCGGCATTATGCAGGCCGATGCAGCAAGCGAGGCAGCAGGCATTCAAGCAGGCGCATCGCAAGCTGGTATTGAGGAACAGCGTAGGCAGTTTGATGCGTTGCAAGCATTGCTCAAACCTTATACCGAGGCAGGTCTACCTGCGCTCCAGCAGCAGCAGGCCTTGCTTGGTCTCCAAGGTCCAGAAGCAGAGCAGGCGGCCATCGAGCGCATTAGAGGTGGTGAGACCTTCCAGGCATTAGCACGACAGGGTGAAGAAGCATTGCTCCAGCGTGCCTCGGCCACTGGTGGTCTGCGCGGTGGCAACATCCAAGGCGCACTCGCACAATTCCGACCAGCTTTGCTTAGCCAAGCTATCGAGCAGCAATATGGTCGTTTGGGAGGTATGACGCAATTGGGTCAGCGATCTGCTGCCGGGGTCGGTGCTGCTGGCATGGAGTCTGGGACCAATGTGGCCAACTTGCTGGCCCAGCAAGGGGCAGCCCGAGCTGGTGGAGAACTTGGCGAGGCCAAGGCATACGGTGGACTGTTCAACTTGCCAGCCCAGGTGCTTGGGTTCCAGTACGGTGCAGGCGGCAAGGCTGGTATGGGATTCGGGTTTTAAGGAATAGACATGGCCACCATCAATCCATTCCAACCTCCGATTAACTACGCAGTCGACGTGCAAAGCCCTTTTGAGGCGGCACTCGGCGGATTCAGAATTGGTGCCGTTGGCGCAGAGGCACAGGCGCGAGCGTTAGAGCGCGAGGATGCCAGAATTGCCCGTGAGGATGCCAGAATTGCACGTGAGCAAGCAAGAGCGGTGCAGGAGCAAGCAAGACTAGCACAGGAGCAGTATCAGGCTGGACTGAATTCGTTTTTTGCAAAACCAGCAGCCGAGCGCACATTTGACGAGCTGCAGCCTCTGCTTGTTGGTGCGAATAAGCAGCAGTTTGATGCCCTGAAACTGATCGGCGAAGGAATGAGCGCAGATAAGCTCAATAGCTCGAAAAGATTCACATCACAGGTTCTTCTGGCATTTGAAGCAAACCCAGAAACAGCCAGGTCTCTGCTTCAAGATCGCATCAACGCTGAGACAGATCCTGGCCAAAAGCGTGCATTTCAAGACATTCTGACGATTGCCAATCAGAACCCAGAGCAAGCCGCACGGCTTGTGGAATCGCTTGGGGCTGGTACATTTGGCAAGGATTGGTACGAGGGAATCACGAAAGTACGCGATGAGCGCAGGACTCAATCAATGCAACCGGAGACTCTCAGGAAAGCCGTTGCCGATGCAGATACTGCTGTTGCCAATGCTCAGATGAAAGTGCTCGAAGCGGAAACTTATCAAGATCGATTGAACGCAGAGCAAAATTTGAGAGTTGCTCAAGCGCAAAAAGCACAGGCAGAGGCTAGAGTCGCACAAGCTACGGAACCATCCAAGATCAGCGAGGCCAATAGCATTGCGGCCATCAAGGCTGCAGAGGCAAGGTTGGCGCCTGAGACGTTTGGCGCACAACTTGGATTGACGAATGCCCAGATTGAGGCAGCAAAAGCAGCTCGTCGTGCATCTAATGCCGCAGCAGAAAAGTCTGGTGCTGATGCAAAGAGGGCGCAAGCAGAAGCCAATCAAATTGCAGCAGGCGTCATTCCAGTCGACAAACGTCCAGAAGCCGAGACCAAATTCCGTAAGGAATACAACGACCAGACAAAGCCTTTCCAAGAGGTTAAGTCTGCTTATGGTCGAGTTCTGTCATCTGAGGACACTGCTGTCGGCGACCTGTCTCTGATTTTCGGGTACATGAAGATGCTGGACCCTGGCTCAGTGGTGCGCGAGGGAGAGTTTGCCACTGCGCAGAATGCCACTGGTGTGCCTGAGCGAATCCAGAATATTTACAATAAGGTAGTCAGCGGCGAGAGGCTCAACGCTTCTCAGAGAACCTCATTTAAAGGCCAGGCCAAGAAACTCTACGAATCTGCTGGCGAGCAAGAGACTGTCGTCAGGCAAGGTCTTGAGCGCATTGCCAAAGGATATGGTCTGAACCCGGCCAACATCTTCTACACGCCAGTCGAAGTTGCACCAACTGCGCGATCTTCAGCTTCTGCAAATACCGCTACAGTCGGTGGTAAAACTTACACCAGGCCTGCAAACTTCACTGATGCACAGTGGAACTCGTACAAACAATCTGTGGGGGCGCAATGAGTCCAGAAGAATGGCTCGCATCACAGACTAGGCAGGCTACTCCTGCGGCTCCTGTTCCAGCACCGGCTGCTGCACCAATGTCGCCTGAGCAATGGGCGGCATCACAGCCAAAACCGATGGGATTCTTCGAGGGCCTGGTTGAGACTGTGACTGGCCGCGCTCGCACAACGTCTGAAACTCAGCGCTTGCCTGAGTGGACGACAATGCCAGAGCTCAATCAGATGAGCGTGGCATCTTTTAAAACTGCTCTGGGATCGATGCTCAGTAATCCCAATGAGACGGTGCAGATTCTGCAGTCCAACTTCCCTGGAGTGCAGGTGCGTCAAGACGAGAAGGGAAACTACATCCTGCGATCGTCCGTCAACCAGCGGGAATATGCCATCCCGCCAGGTTTCACAATGGGCGATATTCCTCGAGCAATTGGAGGTATTGCAGCATTCACGCCAGCAGGCCGAGCTGCGACCATTCCTGGCGCAATTGTTGGTGCTGGTGCAACTCAGGCAGCCATCGAGGCAACCCAGGCCGCTACTGGAGGTCAAGTCAGTCCACAAGAGATTGCCTTGGCGGCAGCCACAGGCCCAGCAGGGCAGATTCTTCAGAGGGTGGCACCTCCGGTTACCGCAGCCGTGCGTAGAAGCGTGCAGCGCGTTACAGGCCGCGCACCGGCCACTGCTCCAGCTCCTGGCGCTCCTGGTGCGTCGATGGGAACCGCAATGGCTCCAGAGGCACCTTCTCCGGCACGGCGCATTGAGCCGACATTTTTTGAAGAACCTCCCAGAGCGGGAGCAGCGCCTGAAGCACCTTCTATGGCTGCAGCAATGCCAGAGGTACAACCGTCAGCGGCAGCGCCTGCAGCGGCCCCAGCCGTGGCTGCAGAGGCCGCAGAAGTCGGCGTTACTGACGTTCTGAACTTGGCACGCAAGGCCGGAGGATTTGGGCCTGGATCGTCAGCGGCAAAGGCCCAACTTATTGATCTTGCGCAGATCAACCCAGAGGCTCGTGCAGCAGCCGAGCGCCTGAAAATGGATTTGCCATTCGATGTGTTCAGCGACAATCCGCAGGTTCGCAGTGCCGTGGGCCTTACCCGTGCACTGGTCGCAGGTCAGGCAGAGGCTGCATGGGAAAGCACCGTACGCAATGCCATCCAGCGTGCCGATGAGGTATCGCAGCAGTTTGATGCAAATTTCATAGCTGGCAGACCAGCTCCTGGGGCTGTATCTCAAAAGATTGCGGACAACTTGCAGCAGGCCAGGCAGACGCTGAAAACTGACGCCAAGGCGATCTATGACAGGATCGACGAGGTGGTTCCGAAGAATGCACCAGTTAATCTAAACAACCTGCAAACGTATCTTGACGACTTGCGTACCAACCTGGGCGCTGCAGGTCGCATGACGCCACAGGAATCCAACCTGGCCAAGATGTTGGAAAAGGGAGAGCTGACCTATTTCGGACTCAAGCGCGAGAAGGACTTGGTAGGCCAAGCCGTTGGTGGTATGAAGTCACCATATGACAACATGGCATCCGGTGACCTCAAACGCCTGTACGCAGCACTGGCACAAGATCAATTGGACAACGTGGCAACTTTGGCAGGCGAGGAGACTCGACGCGAACTGCGTGCAGCCAACTTGCTAACGGCCAAGCAAAAGGCGCTAGAGAAGCGCATCATCGGCGCATTTGGCCAGGAGATTGATGGCAGTGTGGCCCAACGTATGCAGACAGCCATCTCAACGGCTGCCAAGGGAGATGCCGCAGCCTTTAATCGTCTGATGAAAGTTGTTCCACCAGAGCTGCAAAAAGAAACGCTGGCCACGGCTCTGGCGTCTGTGACCGCAGGCAGGGCCGCTGGTCGAGCAGCAGCAGGAGCTGCTGAAACAGTATTCAGCCCTACTGAGTTCACCAAAGTTTATCGTGGCCTTCGTGCCAACCCGCCTGTTTACTCCCAGATGGTCAAGATCATGGGTCCAAAATGGGACCGTGTATCCCGTGACCTCTACGAGATTTCCAGGCGCATTTCAGATGCACAAGCTCGCATCCCGACCACAGGCAAGGCCAATCAGATTCTCGGCGATGCAGCGGTCCAGGGCTTGATGGGTCAAGTCATTTCCAGCAGCGTTGCACAACGTGCTGCTACTGGCGTGGCGAGCATGGTGCCTGGAGGTGGCTTGATCGCACCAGACATCGTGCAATGGATGTCATCAGCCAAGGGCGCTGGAGTGCAGCAGGCCGCCAAGCTCTTCGCTTCACCAGAGTTTCAAGAGCTGGCGGTGCAGGCTGCCACCAGGGGTGGCCAGCCCAGCCAGGCGGCCATCCGTCGAACAGCCATGAGCAAGTCATTTGGAGATTTCGCAAAAGAAGTGAATCTGCCACAATCTCTCGATGCACGCATTCAGTTTTTGCAAAGCGCAATTCAAGCGGGCAGACAATCTACACAGGAGAATGAATAAATGTCCGCACTATCGATCCAACCCACATTCCCAATCTTCACAGATATTGATGGGCAGCCTCTTGAGGATGGCTACATCTTTATTGGTGCAGCCAACTTGAACCCACAGATCAACCCGATCACAGTCTATTGGGATGCAGATCTGACAATTGCAGCCGCGCAGCCGATCCGCACGCTCAACGGTTATCCAGTTTATCAGGGCACGCCTGGGCGTTTGTACGTCAACAGCGACTACAGCATTCAGGTGCAAAACAAAAACGGCAGCGTGATGTACAGCGCACCGGCTGCGACTGAGCGTTATAGCGATGAAGTAATTTCTTTTATCAATGCTTCACAAGTCAACTACACAGCGCCAGGACTCGGTGCTGTACAGGTGACGTTGCAAAACAAACTGCAATCGCAAGTAATCAGCATCACAGACTACGGCGCAGATTCGACTGGTGTCGCAGACAGCACGACAGCCATCTTGGCTGCTGAAGCTGCGCGTCCGTCTGGTGCAACTCTGATTTGGCCTCAAGGCACATACAAAATCAGTGCAGACATTACTGCTACCAAGCCTGGTGTCTGGGATATGAAAACGGTCACCATCAACAGCACTGCTGGTCGCATCCTTTTTGACAGCAACAACTTTGAACTGGAAGGAAATAAGTCGACGTTCAATTTCATCGGAGGAGGTACCAGCGACAGCAATAGAGCTACTCGTGTCTCTGGTGCATATGATCCAACTGAATACGATATTTCCTCACCTATTTCAGTTGGCGCGACCAGCTTCACCGCATCCAACCCGGCGCAAGCTGCAACTCTTTCCAAAAATCAATGGATCATCGTTATTGACCGTGACGTAACGAACTGGATTCGCATTGAATTTAAACAGGTCTTGTCTGTAGTTGGCGCGACTGTAAATGTTACCAATCCATTTGGAATGACTTTCTCTGGCACATATCCAATAAAGTGGGTATCTGTCACAAAGACAATTGAAAACTGCGCAATGCGCAATTTGAACATTGTTTGCCCAAGCGCAGGTCCAGGAGGACACATTGGGTTTGATGGTCAGCCTTGTGTTTTTAACTTTGAGACTTCTGGTTGTACATTTAATATTGCAAACGGCTTGGCATGGCAAAGCTATGGGCATTACAACCCGATGTTCTTCAACAACGTCATCGAACGACAGCAGGGTCGCAGGTCTGCTATTTCCAGCACTCAAGGTGGACATTTTTCCAACAACATATTCTGGGCTGATAGCGCATCCCCGACTAATGGTGCGCTGACTATTGAAACAGGAACCTATGGAACGACGTTCCAAGGAAACAAAGTGTTTGGCGGTGCTGGTGGAGCCGGTCTGTTTTACATCAACAACTCCTACCATTGCTCCTTCATTGACAACCTTTTGATTGGCGATGGGTTGACTATAGGATTGTTGGTTCAAGGAGCAAAAGATAACGTATTCATTGGAAACACTCTGATCAATTTATCAGAGGGCATTACGGTGACACGAGACAATGCAGTGACTCCTATTTTGCCTTCGACTTCGAACTACATTGCTGATACCACAACGATTCAGTGTTTAACTGGAATTAAGTTTGCAAGTGCAGGAGACTCAAACAACGTCATTAACGGCTTGAAATGCGACAGCACTGCAACAGCAAGGGTTCTTGATTTCGGCACCAACAATTTGTCGCTGCTCATCAACAGTACGTTTAATTCTTATCAAGTGCTTGGCGGTCTGGCATTCGGCAATGCGAACAACTCCAATGTCAATGTGCTTGACTACTATCTTGAGGGAACCTTTACGCCTGATCTGACATTTAACACGCCAGGCGATGTAGCTGTGTCGTATTCGAGCAGAGTCGGAAAATACACAAGGGTTGGGAACAGGATTTTTGTGGAAGTCTCAATTGTTACCAGCTCATTTACTCACACAACGGCTGCAGGCAATTTGTTAATCAGCAATATGCCATTCGCACCACTTGCGGCAGGTATTGGATCGGCAACTGTCGGAGGATGGACGAAGGCCGGGTATACGCAGATTTCTGCAGGATTTGCGATCTCTGACACCAGAATGTTTTTTTTGGCAAGTGGGTCTGGTCAGGTACAGTCAACGCTTACGTCAGCAGACGTCCCAACTGGAGGCACCGTGACGATTCGTGCATCTGGCTGGTATGAGGTTTAATTTACATTAGGTGAATCATGCTTAAAGCCATCTCATCAATTACCAACGCCACCGGCGCGTTGAACTATAAAGGCACATGGGATGCCAACGCCAACAACCCTGCACTGGCCTCCAGTGTGGGCACGAAGGGCGACTACTACGTGGTCGGAACTGCTGGGTCAACTAACTTAAATGGCATCAGCAACTGGGGAGTTGGTGATCTGGCAACCTTTAATGGCTCGGTGTGGCAGAGGGTCGAGGGTGGAGCTGATCTGAATGGTGTGAACTTGTCCGTCTCAGGCACAAGCACCCTTTCGGGATTGACCGCATCTACTGCGTTGGCGCTAAACGCAAGCAAGGAAGTGGTCAGTGTGACCAACACTGGCACTGGCAACAACGTGCTGGCCACATCACCGTCTATTGCAACGCCTACGCTGACCGGCGACGTGCAAATGAGCACAGGTAACCTTGTTGTCGGAACATCTGGCAAAGGTATCGACTTTTCTGCCACACCAGGCACAGGCACAAGCGAATTGTTGGCTGACTATGAAGAAGGCACCTGGACTCCAACAATTACTTTAAATAATGGCAGCTTGTCCGGCAGTGTTACATCAGGAACATACACAAAAATAGGTAGGGTAGTCACTTGTTTGTTTTATCTTGAAGTTGGCACTTCAACTGGCGCAACTATTAACGGGGTAACCGGACTTCCTTTTACTATTTCTTCTGGAAGTCATCAACCAGTTGGTGCAATTCGAGAAACCGCTAGTACTGGATTCATGTGGCAAATCATTACAATTGCGGGTGACACTTCAACAAGAATTAGACGCTATGATAACGATGATGTACTTTCAACAGGTTTTAAACTGGTTGGCTCTATTTCATATTTTGTCTAAGGATGCCTGTATATAAAGACTTTTTTAGATTCGCTGACGTAAGAAATTGTTGAACCAAAACCCAAGTGGATTCTTGGGTCACATTAGGAAAGAATCATGCTTGAGAAAATTGAAATTGTTGACCTCATTGAAGTCGTCGAAAATGGTAGCGTACAAGTGCGCACCAAGACTGCCATTATAGAAAATGGCCAGCAGATTAGCGGCTCATTCCATCGTCATGTCGTTGCCCCAGGCGATGACTACAGCACCGAGGATGCCCGTGTGCAAGCCATTTGCCAGGCAACGCATACTGCTAGCGTGATTGCAGACTACAAAGCAGCGATCGCTGCAGAAGGAGTCTGACATGGCACAGAACAGTCAAATTGCATTTGCCCCACTTGGCAACACTGTTGTCATTCCTGCTGCAGCTTCTGCCTCAACTGGCGTCCAGGCGCTCGTTGATGCACGTTTCAATGCTCAAAGCACAGGTCAGTATCGGATCATCAATATCAGCGCTAACACGGTGTTTTTGGGCGTTGGCTCAACTGCTGCAATCGCCACGGCCAACGCAGTGGCCCCGGTCGCTGGCACACCATCTGCCGCCATCGTGCTGGTGCCTGGTGCTGTTGAGATACTGCGCTTTGGGCGTGAATCGTTCTTCAGTGGCTTGGCACCTGCTGGCGCATCTACGGTGTATATCGTGCCAGGTGAAGGTCTGTAATGTTGGAGACTGATGTGATGGCAGTAGAAGGAAACGAGATCGATCTTGTCAAATACGGCGTGCTCTGGCAGAAAGTTCAGGACATGGACAAAAAGATGGACAAGGTCGAGTGCCAGCTCGAAGAACTGGTGGCTCTGGCCAATAAGGGCAAGGGCGGCCTGTGGTTCGGAATGAGCATCGTGTCGAGCATCTCGGTTCTCATCGGCTATGTCATCAGTCTCTGGAAGCACTAAACATGCAACACGACAAGGCTCTGCATTTCATCGCAGGCGTCTTGATTTTTGCTATCGGCCACTTCGCATCTGTGTGGATCGGCCTTGTCCTGGTAGTGTTTGCTGCTGTTGGCAAAGAGGTCTATGACTACATCAACAGAGATAAGCACACACCAGAACTATTAGACGCTGTCTATACCATTGCAGGCGGTGTTGCAGGTCTGGTTTGTTGGGTTAGGCTATGACGTACAAACTTGGCCAATACTTCGAGCTGGATAAAAGGAAGTACCCATGATTGATCCGATGACCGTCCTGGCAGCTTTTGGTCCCTTGGTGGTTGACCTCGGAAAGTCGTTAATCGGACGCTTCATCCAGACCGATGGATACAAACCGACCAATGTCGATGAGTACATCAAGGTGCGCCAGCTCGACATCGAGATGTTCAAATCCATGAACGATGCAGGGGGTGCTAATCCATCTTACCCTTGGGTCGAGGCCATCGTGCGGCTCATGCGGCCTGGCGTTGCTGTGATTGTTCTCGGAACCTGGGCAGTGCTCAAGTTGAACGGACAACCCAGCGACACGGTGGACAACTTCGCTTCGGCTGTTGGCTTCTATCTGTTTGGAGACAGAACCCTGTTCTACGCCAGGCGTAAGGGATGATCTTAAGACGACTGACGCTTGGGATTGGCATCTAAATGAAAGACAACTTTGATGACGTACTGCGTATAACGCTTGGATTTGAGGGTGGATATTCTAACCATCCATCGGACCCAGGCGGGATGACCAACCACGGCGTCACTAAGCGCACGTGGGAAGACTGGACAGGAGAGAGTGTCGACGAGCAATGTATGCGCGATCTGGACGTCTCTGACGTGGTCCCGCTCTACCGTGGGCTCTTCTGGAACAAAATCTGGGGCGATGATCTGCCGGCTGGTATTGACTACTGCGTCTTTGATTGCGCGGTCAATAGCGGACCCAAACAAGCAATCTTATTCTTGCAGCGCGTGGTCGGCGTGGATGATGATGGCGTGATGGGTCCGATCACACTGGCAGCGGTTAAACGCGAAAATGTGGCAGATCTGATTGATGATTACAGCGATCTGAGGCTGAGATTTCTTGAGAAACTGAAAAAGTATCCAGTCTTCGGAAAGGGTTGGACCCGTCGCGTTAACGCTGTTGAAGACTACGCAAAAAAAAATATATAAAACAATTAGTTGGCACTAGACAGCGTAATCTAAGCGTGGTATTTAGCACCAACGAAACGAATGGTGCTGAAAAATGCCTGGGAAACAGAAACTTTCCGACGAGGATTTTCTGGCTGCATGGCAGAAATTCCAAAGTGCTTCAAAGGTTGCCGATTTTTTTGGATTCACTGAGCGATGGGCGCACAACAATCGCCGGCGTTTGGAATCTAAGCTCAAGATCAAGCTCGATGCAGCGGCACCAATGGCTCGAAACTTTGATCATCTGCAAACCCATCATTTGACAAAGGCACGGCACCACGCCGGCATCACCGATGGGGTGGTGATCGTATTTTCTGACGCTCACTTCTGGCCAGGACTGAGAACCACGGCTTTCAAGGGATTGCTTTGGGCTATCAGCCAGCTCAAGCCCTACGCTGTGATCAACAACGGAGACGCATTTGACGGGGCCTCGATCAGCAGATTCCCGAGAATCGGTTGGACTCAGCAGCCAAGTGTAAAGGAGGAGCTTACAGCCTGCCAGGAGGCTCTGGCAGAGATTGAGGCAGTTGCCAAAGCAGCACGACACAACGTCCAGCTCATATGGCCATTGGGCAATCACGACTCAAGGTTTGAGAACTTTCTGGCGGCTAATGCACCAGGCTATGAGGGCGTAGCCGGCTTTACGTTAAAAGACCACTTTCAGGCGTGGAATCCGTGCTGGAGCTGCTGGTTGACTGATGATGTGGTAGTCAAGCACCGATATAAGAATGGCATCCACGCGACGCACACAAACACAATGGGCGCCGGTATCAGTATCGTCACAGGCCATCTGCATTCGTTGAAATGTACGCCGTACAGTGATTATCGCGGAAACAGATATGGGGTCGACACCGGAACACTGGCCGACATTGACGGGAAGCAGTTCAACGACTACCTCGAGGACAATCCGGTCAACTGGCGCAGTGGCTTTGCCGTGCTCACATTCCGAGACTCTCGGTTGCTGTTTCCAGAGCTGGCAATCAAGCACTCTGAGGGAATGCTTGATTTCCGTGGCGATTTAATCGACGTGTCTGCGCTCTAAATTCCAAGAGGGTCATCTCTGACGGACCATTGCCGGACAAAAAAATATTCACCGTACTGATCACGCAGCTCCGGCGGGTAACCGCGGTCGTTTAACCAGTGATGCAGATTGTCGTGCAGATCGGTATCCCAGACCTTGGGAAACCCGTAGCGCCAACCCTCCGGTGGATCAACCCAAACTTTCATCGGATCACCTTTTCGATCAGATTGCGGGCCAGCGGTTGCTTACCCAGTAACCAGCTCTGAATGCGTCCCATGTCCCAGGTGATGATTCGGAACTGGTTCGGACGTTGGTAAGCGGTGCTGATTTGTGACTTGTCCCAGTCTTTGACGATCTTGCCTTTGACAATCATTTTTGCTCCTGTTTGGACAATTTCGGCCCTGATTGCAATTCCCGTGGCAGGGTGGACACTGTTTCATTCTTGCTCCTCATTCGTTTGATCATCTTGTGAACGTTCTGGGGGCTGCAACCCAGAACCCTGGCGATTTCATTCATAGACGGCAACCGGCCCAAGTCTTTCTCAAGCCCACCGATTGCGTCCAGTAATCGGATCTGAGCCATTCTCATGCCGCTGCTTTCATCAGCGCGTCAAGTGCGCCGATCCGTGCTGAGAAGGTCTGAAGAAACCTGGCACGATCTACCATCGACAGCCGGTTCACTTCAGCGTCATTAGCAGTACGCAGGAGCTTGAGCTTAGAGATCCGATCCGCAGGCGGTACTTTTCCGGCTTTCATGACTGCATCGGCCAGCGCATTGAACTCAACAACCCATGCAGCCTCGTCACTGCTCATCGAGCGTGGCTTGGCTTCGTTGGGGACGCGCAATGCCCAGGTGCCACCAGCTCCATCCTCAAACTCAATCACTTCTGGCGGCGGCTCAGAGGGCTTCGGCAGCGCTTTAGGAGCTACCGCATCCAAGGGATTTGATGGCTTCACCTCGGGCTTCTGAGGCGGCCTCTTGCTGGCAGCGTTGCCGTCATCATCCTCGGCGGCAATACCGCACGCAGCCATCAAAGAGTATCGCCGTGCGTAAGTAAGGGCAGATCCATACCCTTGCGGGTCGTGCTTTGCTGCTGGCACGTGCAGCTTGCCCATCCGTAGAGTCTCGCCGGATTCATGAAGAAAGCAGGTCTCCACGCAGACGCCATCAGGAACCTCAAACGTCTCTTGGTAAACGGCGATGCCGTTCTCAAGCAGAGCGTCATTGACTGCTTCCAAGCAACCAGCCAGATCGACATATCGGTTGCGAAAATGCGGGTTTGTGCTGGTCTTGAGAGCTGGTGCAAAGGCACGTTTGGCTGCGACAAATGCTGCTGCGATTTTCATTTTGGCCCCTTGATGGTGACGGTTGACTGGCGCATCGAATGTGCTGGCTTGGCGGGTACGACTTTCTCAGGTTGTGCCTGGTAATTCCGGATTGGCCAGGAGATGCGAAACTCTTCAGCGTGCGCCAGAGTGGCGTTGCCAAGCATTTCCTTCAGCTCGGCTTCGCATTCATCAATGCTTGCCTCGAGCACTTTAATTTCTTGTTTGGCTTTGACGATCCGCTCGGCCAGCGTGGCTCCCCATTCACCAAGATCAACCGAATCTATGTTCGGATCGCCTGGCCACTTAAAGCCAAATTCCTCGGGATTAGCAGGGTCGTACCATTCGACCTCACCAGTCTCTGACCAGTGCGTCAGCTTGGACTCAAACTCGAACGCTTTCTTGCGAATAAGCGCTTGGGTCTCCTCGTGAGGCGCAAACAGAAAGATGCGCAGCTCAATGCCTTGATATAAGACACAGACGGCTCCCCATTTGGCGCCATAAATATCCATTTGAGCCTGGAGCTGGAGCGGTCCCCGACTCATTGCCGGACAATCTTCGGGATATGAACTGGTCAGCTTAGCCTCGAGCACGCCAAAACCGTCGAGCGTGATGCTGTCCTGGCCAATAACATAAACGCCGGCTTCCGGGTTGTTGGTCACAACCAAACCGTTGCCGTTGCCGTCTCCGTCTAACGAACAGGCGATTGGCGCATCAGGATGAAAGTAGGGCTTTGGATGGTCGAGCTTTAAATGCGACAGACCCAGGCGTGCGCTTGCCTCGAGCAGCAGAGGCACTTCCAACAGATTGCCCCAGTGCATTGCCTCGTTCTCTTTGAACGGCTCTTCAACGTCCTGTAGCGCGTTTATTACGCTCTTGAGTACATCGTTAGGCGTCTCATACTTTGAATGCCCAAGAAGGGCCGGGATACGGGATGCAGACAGCATCGTGTTGGGGGTTACCTTGCCGACCATCACAGACCTCCAGAGAGAGCAAGAAATAAGCAGATTGCAGACATTGCGCCGACGGCAATCGACGCCAGCAGAATTGTCAGATTGGAATCTTGTTTGTCTTCAGGTCTCATTGCTTGGCTCCTGGGTGGTTGGTTCGATATAGGTCACGGTGGCAAATTCATCGCTGTTCCAGTTCTTGATTTCGATGTCGTTGAACTCTTCAAAACACTCGCGGTGAACGTGGGCAAGGATGATTTCCTTGATTTCTTCTTTAGTGAAAATAATTTTCATGATGCTCCTTGGTTGGGGGCCGGAGCCCCGTGGTTGATTCAGACTTCTTAAATTTTTTCGTACTTGGCAATCAAAACTTTCATCTTGCGAATGTCTTGCATTGCTTCACGCTGCTCAGAGGCTCCGAATTCACCGTTAAACAAATCGTTGTTGTAATGGCCGCTTTCAAAATACGTTGACAGAACGTATTTGGCTTCATTAACGATCTCGGAGTCTGTGTAATCTTCAATCTCTTTGTTGTCGTCTTGGCTGATGTTCAAGAGTGTTTGGTGCAGCTCGCGAATCTTGAATGCTGCTTTTATGATTGCTCTCATTCTTGGCTCCTGTTGTGCGCCACGACGTGCAGCGCATGAGTTGAACTGTACAGAGGTTGACAACCGTTGACAAGGGGGTAGATCAACTTTTTTTCTAGGGACAAACCCTAGTACAAATTTTCTCCACAAGCTCATCGACTTCGGGCATGATCTGCCGTTCGTTCTCAAGAGTTTCCCTGTCGGGACATTTCAGCAGCCGGACGAGACGTTGGCGTGGAAGGAACCCGATCGGGAAACAGCATGGAATCTATTGAAATGATGACTCTTCAGTTCGTTATCCCTGGACCACCAGTTGGCAAGGGCCGGCCACGGTTCTCCACCGCTGGCGGCAAGCCCCGCAGCTACACGCCGGCTGTCACTCGAGAATATGAGTCACTCATCGCAGCTCGAGCAGCAGAGGCAATGCAAGGTAATGCACCGTTACAGACGCAGCTCACGGTCTGCATCTACGCATCCATGAGCATTCCCCTGTCATGGTCCAAGGCAAAGCGCCGGGCAGCGTTATGTGGCGATATTTACCCTGCCAGGCCAGATGTCGACAACGTTGCTAAGACGGTGCTGGACGGGATGAATGGCGTGGTCTACGAGGACGATGCCCAGGTCACATTCCTGAAAGTCACCAAGAAGTATGCTGAGGAGGGCAGCGTTACAGTCTGGCTGTCGGAAAACATTCGATGAGCAAAAAGGCAAACATTGAGGCCAAAAGACGGCTCGAACGGATGCCCTACAGAGGGTTAGATTTGAATGGCAAACCCTTGCGAGATTATACAAAAGCTGAAAAGGAGATCGTAAAAGAAATCAAAAAAGAATACGAAAAATCGCTAAAAAGCACGGAAGACTAGCCTGTGGATAACTTGTGGATAACTACCCTAGAATCTGTGGATAACCTTGTGGATAACCCTGTGGATAACTTTTCTTCATATACGCGTGCGCGTAGAGATCTAAGACTAAGATCTAAGACTAAGATCTAAGACTAAGAGAGCTAAGACTAAGATCTGAGACTAGGAGCTAAGACTAAGATCTAAGATTCTTTATTTAATTTTACTAAATAAATAAGAGGAGGTTTGAAAAAAAATAAAAGGTGCACAAATAAACAGCAACCCGGTTAATAAACTTAAATCTTGAGAAACAATTTAAAGTGAATCAAATGAATAAACCAACCGCAGCCAAAGGGACATACGAGCAAAAGCCTGGCAAAGGCGCTGCATTCCCGAATGACAAAAAGGTCGAGGATTGGCACGCCGATTACAAGGGCCGGATCTGCTTGCCAGACGGCGCGATGCACTGGCTGGACGTGACGATCAAAACCGCTGCCAGCGGGATGCAATACGCTGCGATCAGCATCGGAAACGCTTGCGAACCGACCACCGCGGTCGATCATGGGCCAAAAAGGCATCCAGACGGCCACAGGAACGGCTTTCAAGCCGTGACTGAGGCTACCCTACCAACCCGAGTCAAAAACGCGCCACAGGGCCGCGCATCGGGTTTTGATGATCTGGACGAAGATGTGCCTTTTTGATGTTTAAGGAGTAATAAAATGGAAATTAAAATAGATCCGCTACAAATCATTGCCAATCATGGATCAATGACGTCAAAAGAATGTGCTGAGTACTTCCCTGAATTAACGAGTAAGGTCATTGATGCAAAGCTGCGTCAGGGCTTCCGGGTTGGGAGACTTGGGCGTCGGCTTGATGAGACTGATAGCGCTAGGCGTAAGCGCTACGTTTATTTCGATGTCAATGGTCGTGCAAGCAGTCTTGAGCCAGAATATTGTGTAGTTCTCAGAACCCTTGGAAAACCCGTGGAGAGCGTTGATGGAATTTACTAATGGAAGGTTCGTCTACAAAGGCGAGGATAATGAGCAGCTCCATCCTGACGTCCAGCCAGTGTTCTTTCTGGGCGATGCAATGTACGTGCCGCATTACGTGACGCCACATTTATGGGTGACGTTTAACAATGGCAAACTGACGACCAAGAATCTGATCGAGCGAAACGCTAAGATCGGGACGACTTATTTATGGGTCAGACCGTGGATTGAGAAAATCTTCGGTTCTGAGGATATTTTTAACATGAAGGAATCACAATTGAAAAAGGCTCTTATCGCATGAGTTATCAAGTAAGTGAATCAATCACCAATATTCAATTGAATACAAGCGAGTTGCAAAAGCAATGCGCAGGGTTCAAAGTCGAGTTAGATTGCGTGGTCAGTCTTGCAAAGCAAATTCAGACCGACGCTACCGTTTTGATAGATCAATACGAGGCACAATATGAAACCAGTGATAGACGAACAGACGTCCGACTTGTTTATGGAGGAGTGGTTATGCGACCTGATTGCGGAACCTGTCGATATTTCCATCTTCTTGGAGGAGATGGGTCGCAGAACTGGATGGGTGAATGTCGACGCCGATCACCAGAGCTACTGGTAGACGAGAACGGCAACCAATCACCTGGCTGGCCACCCGTTGACGATGGCCACTGGTGCGGCGAATACTCTACGAGCGTCCTATCATGAAACATGATCCAGTACACCACCCACAGCACTACACCCAACACCCAAGTGGCGTCGAGTGCATCCAGATCACAGAGCACATGAGTTTCAATCTGGGCAACGCGATGAAATACATCTGGCGAGCAGATCTTAAGGCCGGAATGCAGGACCTCGAGAAAGCACGCTGGTATCTGGATCGGGAGATTGAGCGGCGCAAGAGAGCGTTTGACGTACATCTGCAAGACGTGCTAAAACGCGGGTGATCGGGAACAGGCGCACTCCTAGCCAAACCATTGCCCGATTGGGCGACAGAGTGTTGCCCTTTTTTTTGGTGGTGCACATGGAAAATGAAGCCAGCACTTTTGTCTCGGTGCTTCTGCACTCAGGCACAAACGCGCATCTGCTGCGTTGGACCACCAACAGCTATTCCGAGCACCAAGCGCTTGGTGAGTATTACCAATCCATTCCGAAATTAGTAGACCGGCTCGCAGAAGTCTACATGGCCAGGCACGGGCAATTCACCGGCTTCCCAGACGACTATTACCTTCCAGCCGATGATCCTGTCGAGTACATGGTAGGCATCAAGTACTTTGTGCAAGACTCACGCGAAATCATGCCCGACGAGACCGAAATCCAGAATCTCATTGATGAGATCGCGCAGCTCATTGATTCAACCCTTTTCAAACTTAAATTTCTCAAGTAAGGAAAAAACATGAACTTTAATAACTCACCAGCTCAACACTTAGATGACATCCACGCCCAGGCCTACGAGAATGGATCAGACGCCGGCAAGAGCGAGCTGGCCGAGGAAGTCGCTGTCATGATGGGTGCAATCGACCTCGAGGAATGCCCACAGTGCCGTGACGTTCTTAAGCGCGTGCTCAACCAGCACATTGCCCAGTTTCTGTCTGTTGGCGAGCATGAGTGCGAGCAAGAACCAGAAGATGAAGATGAAGAAAACGAAGTCTCTTTCGTAATCTCATTCCCAGATAACTGAAATCCAACTCAAAGGATCAACGATGCAAGTCGAGCAGCGCAAGATCGAATCGCTGATCCCGTATGTCAACAACTCTCGGACGCACAGTGATGAGCAAGTCGCTCAAATCGCTGCCAGCGTTCGAGAGTTTGGTTGGACCAACCCGATTCTGGTCGATGGAAAGAACGGCATCATCGCTGGTCACGGTCGTTTAGCGGCAGCTCGCAAGCTCGGGCTGTCTGAGATCCCAGTCATCGTGCTGGACCACTTGTCTGAAGCGCAAAAGAAAGCGCTGGTTATTGCCGACAATAAGCTCGCATCAAATGCCGGATGGGACGATGAGATGTTGCGGCTCGAGCTTGACGATCTGCAAGAGATGGGTTTTGATGCGACGATTGCCGGCTTTACAACCGAGGAGCTGGACGCGCTCTTAAACGTCACCGAAGGCACGGACGGACTGACCGACGAGGATGACGTGCCAGAGGCTCCAGAAGAGCCTACAACGCGACTGGGCGACGTTTGGATATTAGGCAAGCACCGGCTGATGTGCGGCGATTCTACGTCGATTGACGCGGTTGAGAAGCTGGTTGGCGACAAGGATGTTGATTTTGTTTTTACGTCACCTCCATACAACGCCGGAGATTCTGAGAAATTGTCTGGCAACACGCATACAACAGACAACAAATATGCTACTTACCAGGACAACAAACCTCAAAGTGAATATCTGAATTTTTTGTGTTCGTTCACAAACGCCTGGAAATGGAAGGCTAAATGTCTGGCTGTCAACATTCAGCAATTAGCTGGAAACAAAATCGCATTCATTGAATGGTTGTATCATTACAAAGACAGTTTGATTGATGTAGCAATCTGGGACAAGGGTCACGCTGCGCCACAAATGGCGAAGAACGTGATGAATTCTTGTTTTGAATATATTGTTTTTCTATCCCAAACAGAAAATCCTACAAAAGCAATTCCATGTTCTAACTTTCATGGGAACGTGAAAAACGTATACAGCGGTTCTGGCAACAAGAAAAACGAATTTTCTTCGGTCCACGCTGCGACGTTTCCTGTTGACTTCCCGGAATGGGCGATCCAATCGTTCACAAAGACAAACGCGATTGTTGGTGACGCTTTTGGCGGGACCGGAACCACGTTGATCGCGTGCGAGAAAACGGCGCGTCAATGCCGAATGATGGAGCTTGACCCGAAGTATTGCGACGTGATAGTAAAGCGCTGGCAGGAGTACACTGGCAAGGCAGCAACCCACGCAGAATCGGGAATTCCTTTTGCGGAGGTTAAAAGTGGCAACGAAAACTGAAAAACCTACGCTTAAAAAGCGCGGACCTAATGGTGGAGCTCGACCAGGCGCTGGCCGACCAGCCTTTGAGCCAACTGACTCCGAGCGCAAACAAGTGGAGGCCCTCAGTGGCTACGGCCTGCCAATCGAGCAAATCGCAGTCCTGGTGCGCGATGGGATTCACGTTGACACGCTCCGCACCCACTTTGCCACCGAGCTGGTGTCAGGCAAAGCCAAGGCAAACGGCCAAGTTGGGAAAACCCTATTCCAGAAAGTCATGGCAGGCGATACCACGGCGGCGATCTGGTGGAGCAAAACCCAGATGCGATGGGCTGAGACCCAGAAACATGAGGTCACTGGTGCTGACGGTGCGCCATTGGAGTTTAGGGAAATCAAGCGGGTGATCGTCAAGGCATGAGCGTTCTTCAGCTCCAGACGCCAGAATGGGCGGTTCCGCTGCTTGAACCAGCACGTTACAAAGGCGCCTGGGGTGGCCGAGGCTCTGGCAAGTCCCATATGTTTGCCGAGCTGATGATCGAGGCCCATATCATGGATCAGAAGCGGCGCAGCGTCTGCGTCCGTGAAATCCAGAAGTCGCTAAACCAATCTGTCAAGCGCCTGCTTGAGACCAAGATTCAGGCCATGAATGCTGGCGCCTACTTCGAAGTGCAGGATGCGGTCATCAAGTCACGAAAGGCCGATGGCGCGATCATCTTCCAGGGTATGCAGAATCACACAGCCGACAGCATCAAATCGCTGGAAGGTTACGACTGCGCCTGGGTCGAGGAGGCCCAGAGTCTAAGCCAGACCAGTCTCGACTTGCTGAGGCCCACAATTCGCAAGCCAGGCTCAGAACTGTGGTTTACCTGGAACCCACGCGATCAGTCCGATCCGGTCGACTTTCTGCTGCGCGGCCCGACACCGCCAAAGGATGCCACCGTCCTGAAGGTCAACTTTACCGACAACCCGTGGTTTCCAGATGTCCTGCGCGATGAGATGGAGTATGACAAACGGCGCGATCCAGACAAATACAGCCATGTCTGGATGGGTCAATACCTGACCAACAGCAGCAGCCGAGTGTTTAAAAACTGGCGCGTCGAGGACTTCGAGGCACCACCAGATGCCATCCATCGTCTGGGTGCTGACTGGGGTTTTGCTGTCGATCCAACCACGCTGGTGCGCTGCCACATCATTGGGCGCACGCTCTACATTGATCACGAGGCATACATGGTCGGCTGCGAGATCGTCAATACTCCTGAGCTGTTCATGACCGTGCCCGAAGCCGAGAAGTGGCCCATCGTGGCCGACTCTGCCAGGCCGGAGACCATCAGCCACATGAAGAAGAATGGCTTTCCCAAGATCATGACCGCGATAAAAGGTCCGAAGTCAGTCGAGGAAGGCATCGAGTTTCTGAAGAACTACGACATAGTTGTCCACCCACGTTGCACTCACACAATTGACGAATTGACGCTTTACAGTTATAAGCAAGACCCATTGACCGGCAGAATATTGCCGGTGCTGGAGGACAAGAAAAACCACGTTATTGACGCATTGCGTTACGCTTGCGAGGCCGTTCGGCGATCCAGTGCATCCAGACCAATGGCTTTTACCCCAATCGCCAACATGAAAAAGTGGTGAGACAATTGGACAAATTGGAGAATTGATCTATGGCCAGAATCTCAAACGACCAACGGCTCTCGAATCTGCACAGCGAAGCCCTGCGCCAGTTCAATGACATCCAGACTGCGCTACGTGACGAGCGCCTGCAATGCCTGCAAGACAGGCGTTTCTATTCCCTGTGCGGTGCGCAGTGGGAAGGCCCACTTTGGGATCAGTACGAGAACAAGCCAAAGTTTGAGGTCAACAAAATCATGTTGGCGGTGATTCGCATCGTCAACGAATACCGCAACAATCGCATCACCGTGGACTATGTGTCCAAGGATGGCACAGACAATGTAAAGCTGGCCGAGGTTTGCGATGGCCTGTACCGCGCCGACGAGCAGGCATCCGTGGCAGATGAGGCTTACGACAACGCCTTCGAGGAAGCAGTTGGCGGCGGCATTGGCGCATGGAGGCTGCGCACCGTCTACGAGGATGAGGAAAACGGCGAAGATGATCGGCAGCGCATTCGCATGGAGCCAATCTTTGATGCCGACAGCTCGGTGTTTTTCGATCTGAATGCCAAGCGCCAGGACAAGTCAGACGCCAAGTATGCCTTTGTGGTCACCAGCATGACCCGTGAGAGCTACAAAGAAATCTACAACGATGATCCAACGGATTGGCCCAAGATCATCCACCAGTATGAGTTTGACTGGGCAACGCCTGATGTCGTATTCGTGGCTGAGTACTTCAAGGTCGAGGAAAAGATCGAGACAATCCGTATCTTCGAGGCCATCGACGGCACTGAGGAGCGTTACAGCACTGCAGACTTTGCAGCCGACGAAACCCTAGAGGAAACGCTGGCAGCCGTCGGAACCCTTGAAGTGCGGCAGAAAAAGATCAAGCGCAAGCGCGTGCGCAAGTACGTCATGTCCGGTGGTCGAGTGCTCGAGGACGCAGGCTACATTGCAGGTAACTGCATTCCAGTTGTGGTGGTCTACGGCAAGCGCTGGTTCGTGGATAACATTGAACGCTGCATGGGCGCTGTCAGATTGGCAAAGGATGCCCAACGCCTCAAGAATATGCAGCTCTCAAAGCTGGGCGAGATCAGCGCACTATCCAGCGTCGAGAAACCAATCCTGGTCCCAGAGCAGGTGGCAGGCCATCAGCTTATGTGGGCCGAAGACAATCTCAGAGACTATCCATATCTGCTGGTGAATCCGATCACCGGCCCTGATGGAAGCCAGCAAATCAGCGGCCCCGTTGCCTACACAAAAAGCCCAGACATACCGCCAGCAATGGCTGCGCTCCTGCAAATCACCGAGACCGATATGCAGGACATTCTTGGCAATCCGCAAGGCGCTGACAAGATCGTATCGGGCGTGTCTGGCAAAGCCGTGGAGATGATCCAGACTCGTGTGGATATGCAGACGTTTATCTACATGAGCAACTTTGCCAAGGGAATGAAGCGATGTGGCGAGATTTGGCTGAGCATGGCCAGAGACATCTACGTTGAAGAAAAACGCAAGATGAAGACGATCGCACCAACTGGTGAGTCCAGCGTGGTGGAGCTGATGAAGCCCATGATTGACCCAGAAACGGGTGCGATGGTCATGGAGAACGATCTAAGCACTGCCACCTTTGATGTGGTTGCCGATGTCGGACCGTCCAGCAGCAGCAAGCGTGCAGCGACTGTTCGGGCGCTAACGGGAATGCTCCAGATCACTTCAGACCCAGAGACCGCCCAGGTGCTAACAGCGATGGCCATGATGAACATGGAAGGCGAGGGCGTCAGCGATGCCAATGCTTACTTCCGCAAGAAGTTGCTTCGCATGGGCGTGGTGCAGCCCACCGATAAAGAAGCCGAAGAACTCATTGCCGAGATGCAAGGCAAGCCCCAGGACCCGAACGCCATGTACCTCCAGGCAGCGGCAGAGGAGGCCACTGCAAAAGCAGCCAAAGCTCGAGCTGATACGGTGGAAACCGTGGCAAGCGCAGAATTGAAACGCGCTCAAACCTTAGAGACTTTGGGCAAAGTTGACCAAACAGCGCAAGAAATGGCAATGACCAATGCACAGGCCGTGCAAGAGATATTGCAAGGTCAAATTGTGCAGCCAGTTGCGAATCAGTAAAAAACAGGAGAGAATATATTTAACGGATGCCGCCCACCGTTTCAATGGGTGAGTTTAATGGGGTCGAAGGATGAACGAAAAGGCAGTAATTGAGGACGAAGAAATCCATGTAGAGGAAGCAATTGAGGAAATCACGGAAATCGTTGATGACCTTGAGGAACCTGATGCAGAGGAAGTAATCGTCAGCATTGGTGAGGAAGCGCCACCTCCCGAAGAGCACACTCCAGCACCTGAATGGGTACGAGAGTTGCGAAAGACGAACCGTGAATTGCAACGCCAGAATCGTGAATTGCAAAGCAAGCTACAAGTCCAGCCAACTGAGATCAATCCGGTTATCATTGGAGTCAAGCCCAAGCTCGAAGATCACGACTATGACGCTGACAAATATGAAGAGGCACTGACTGCTTGGTTTGAGCGAAAGCGACAAGCCGATGAGGTCAACGCCAAGCAACAAGCTGAAGTTATGAATCAGCAGAAAGCATGGCAAGCCAAGCTGGATGGCTACGGCAAAGCGAAAGCAGAGTTGAGAGTCAGGGATTACGAAGATGCCGAGGCCGTGGCCCAGGAGGTCTTCTCAATCACACAGCAAGGCGTGATTCTTCAAGGCGCTGAAAATGCCGCACTGGTTGTTTACGCACTCGGTAAGAACCCAAAGAAGGCCAAGGAGTTGTCCGACATTAAAGACCCCGTAAAGTTTGCTTTTGCGGTAGCGAAACTGGAGAAAGAATTGAAAGTTACCAATCGCAGAGCAGCACCCGCACCAGAGCGTATCGTTTCAGGAACTGGACGATCTTCAGGCGCGGTAGACTCAACCCTTGAACGGCTTAGAGAAGAAGCGGCCCGTACTGGCAACATGACGAAAGTCATTCAGTATCGGGCGCAGAAACGATCAGCATCAAAGTAATTCTTTTTATAGGATCATGAAATGAGTAATTCATTCAGCAAAGAAGAGCGCGTTGCGTTCGAGGACATCCTCGAAGGCTTTAACGATGCTCTGGTGTTGTCCCGCAACGTATCCATCTACAACACAGATGGTTCGATGATGGAACGCACCAACAACGTCATCTATCGTCCACAGCCATACATTGCACAGTCGTACAATGGCATGGATCAAACCGACAACTTTACCGCTTACACACAGCTTTCAGTGCCAGCGACATTGGGCTTTCAAAAGTCCGTGCCGTTCATCCTGGATGCTTTGGAACTGCGTGATGCTCTGCAAGAAGGTCGTCTGGGTGATGCTGCAAAGCAGAAGCTGGCCTCCGACATCAACGTCGCCGTCATGAACGTGGCTGCTGCCCAAGGTTCGTTGGTCGTAACCGTGAACACCGCTGCTGGTGATTATGATGACGTTGCCCTGTGCGACAGCATCATGAACGAGCAGGGCGTGCAAGCGTTTGACCGCTACCTGGCCCTGTCCAGCCGTGACTACAACGGTATCGCTGGCAACATTGCTGGTGGCACTGGTGGTGCATCTGTGTCCCGCAGCTTTGCAGGCAACAAGTCCAACACCGCTTTCGAGCGTTCTTTCGTTGGCATGGTTGCTGGCTTTGAGACTTATAAGTTGGATTACGCAAACCGTTTGGCGGCACGTACTGGTTCTAACACCACTATGTCCACCTTGGTTGCGGCAAACAACTACTACGTCCCAGTCGCCACTTCTACCGCTGTGACAGGCGAGACCCAGAACGTGGATAACCGATTCCAGACCATCACTGTCACATCGACAACTGATCTGCGTGTTGGTACACCGTTCGAGATCGCTGGCGTTGAGGCTGTGCATCACATCACCAAGCAGGGTACTGGCTTTGCCAAGACCTTCCGTGTGGTGAGCATCACAAACGCAACCACTTGCGTTATCACACCGCCAATCATCTCGGCCCAGGGCGGCACTGATGCAGAACTGCAATACCAGAACTGCATCGTGACTCCTAATGCCTCAGCAACAATGACCCGTTTGAACGCGAATACCGCACCGATCAACTGCTTCTGGCAGAAGGATGCGTTGGAGATTCTGCCTGGTCGTTACGCTGTCCCGTCCGATGCTGGTGTCGCAGTGATGCGTGCCTCCACCGATCAGGGCATCGAGCTGGTGATGCAGAAGCAGTACGATGTGAACACCATGAAGACCAAGTATCGTCTTGATACCCTCTTCGGCGTGGTCAATAAGCAGCCAGAAATGTCTGGTATTTTGTTGTTCGGTCAGTAATTAGGGGACGAATCATGAGTTATCAAGTAATTTTCACTCAGGGCACGGCCGTTGTTACTGTTCCTGCCGGACAGAAAATCGCGGTTCAAGCCTTTTCACCAGCAAGTGTGTTTCAGCAAGTTGGCTTCCCCAACTTTCCTGATTCTCAAGACCTGCTGACCGTTGTCGAAAACACCACTTATGTGTCACCAGCATTCACCAATGCCACTATCGTGACCATTCAAGCCGGTGCATCTGGTGCTTTTTATAGCACCGGGACAGCACCATTGATCGGTAATGATGGCAATTGGCAGTCTCAACCTGCTCCAGCCAACATTGCTGATGGCGGCTCGATGGTTATGACTGCGGCTGAATTGCTGACAAGCATCATCACAGCAACACCAACAGCAGGACGCAACATCCAGTTGCCAACGGCTGCTGACCTTGAAGCGGCAACCTCATTTGCCATTAACGATTCGTTCGACTTCAGCGTCATCACCTTGGCTGCGTTTGCTTTGACCTTGACGGTCAACACAGGCGTAACCATTGTGGGCTCTCCTGCAACTGGTGCTGGTTCTGGTGCTGCGGCACGTTTCCGTATCCGCAAGACTGCTGCAAGCACATTCGTTGTTTATCGCATCATGTAAGTAAAAAAGACAGGCCAGCAGAGATGTTGGCCTGTCTTTAAATGGGGAACGATATGCCAATGACCAAGGGTTACTCTCAGAAATCCATCGGCAAGAACATTGCTATGGAAATGAAATCAGGCAGGCCACAAAAGCAAGCTGTTGCAATGGCACTCAGTACGGCAACCAAAGCGGCAAAAGCCGCAGGGAAGCCTAGCAAGGCGCCAATGAAAAAGATGAAATGATTAAATCGGCGGCGATTATCAAGACCAAGACTCTCGCCCCGTGGCGGGAGTTGCGTATTCAAAAGCGCAAGCTCAAAAAAGAGCAAGCCGTTGAGCGCAGATTGGCAAAAGTTTACTATCCATCGCCCATTGATGCTGTCGTGCAGGAAGTGGACATTATGGAAGTTGGCGATCCAACACGCGATGAAATGTTGGAACAAGCTGCTAAAATCGGCCTCAAAGTGGACAAGCGTTGGTCAGATGAAACTCTGCTCAATCGCATCAATCAGACGATGGAGGCCACATCATGGGATACAGCAAGCGTCAGTTTGTGACCGCTGCCTTTGAGGAAATCGGTCTTGCCTCTTATGTGTTCGACCTGAATCCTGATCAGATAAACACGGCATTGCGTCGGCTGGATGCAATGATGGCAGACTGGAATGCCAAGGGCATTCGCTTGGGTTACCCACTGCCATCAAGCCCACAAGACAGCGATTTAGATGAACAGACCAATGTGCCTGATTCGGCATATGAGGCCATCATTTGCAGCCTTGGAATCAGACTTGCGCCGAGCTACGGCAAACAAGTGATGATCGAGACCAAGACCACTGCTAAGCAGGGTTACGATGTCTTGCTTCAGCGTGCGACATTCCCGCTCGAAAAACAACTGCCAGCAACCACACCAGCTGGCGCTGGCAACAAGCCCTGGCGTGTATACGACAACCCGTTTGTGCGGCCACCATATAGCCCTGTTGATGCTGGCCCTGATGGGCCAATCGAATACTACTGAGGATCATCATGCCTACAATCAATCAATTGCCATTGCTGAGTCCCATCAGCAGTGGTGACCAGCTTCCAGTTTATTCGCCCAACAACGGTGATGCTCGCAGAACCTCGATTGGTTCTTTGCTGACGTTCTTCCAGCAGAGTTTTGCATCGCCCACTTTGGCGGTGAATCTGTACGTGCCTGGTTCTGGGTTCAACATCACAGTGCCAACACCAGTAAGTCAGCAACAGTGGATGCTGCTGCAACCTGCTGGGACTTTGGCGTCTGGCACGATAACGCTGTCTCTAAATACTGGCGTGCCTGATGGCACTACGGTGCTGATTACATCAACGCAAGAGATCACCTCACTGACCATCGCGCTAAATGGCGCATCTGCCATCTATGGTGCAATCACAAGTCTTGGTGCAGGTTGTGCTGCTGTTTATCGCTTTTACCAGCCAACAAATTCTTGGTACAACATCAACGCTGAGAACGTCTTGGCGGCTGGCATTGCTGCGTGGTTGAACAATCCCACAAGCGCAAATCTGCGTGCAGCAATGACAGATGAGACCGGAACAGGTCTGCTGGTATTCAACACCAGTCCAACCTTTGTGACCCCTGTGTTGGGTACAGTGACCAGCGGCAACATCAGCGCTTGCACAAGTACCAGCATGGCGATGGTTACTCCGATTCTTGGAGTCCCAACGTCTGGAACATTGACAAACTGCACTGGGTTGCCGCTAACGACTGGTGTGACAGGGGCCTTGGCAGTTGCCAATGGAGGCACTGGAGCATCAGCAACTGTTCAGGCATTGAGTGGCCCAGGTGCTGTAAATATCACAAGCATTGCCACCGCTTTTACTTCAACTGCTACTGGCAATGCGTTGACTCTTGCTGATGGCGCACAGGGGCAACTGAAAACGATTATTTATGTTGCAGAGGCGGCTGGTGGTGATACTGGTATTTTGACTCCAGCCAATCTTGGAAGCGCCACCACAATCACCTTTAATTCAGTTGGTGATTCGGTAACTCTCCAGTTTGCTGGTACTGATTGGTGGGTTGTTGGGTTCCGTGGTGCGGTGGTTGCGTAATGGCAACCAAGCCCAAGTCCTCTGTGAATGAGGCTGGCAATTACACGAAACCAACTATGCGTAAGCGTCTCTTTGAGGAAATCAAAGGTTCTGCTGTGCAAGGTACTGCAGCCGGTGAATGGTCGGCTCGCAAAGCTCAACTGTTGGCAAAGAAGTACAAAGAAAAAGGTGGCGGTTATAAATGAAGGCCACACAAAAAAGCCTGAAGGACTGGGGAGCACAGAAGTGGCGCACCAAGTCCGGCAAGCCGTCCAGCGAGACGGGAGAGCGCTATCTGCCCGAGAAAGCAATCGAGGCTTTGTCAGCGGCTGAGTACGCGGCTACCACCAAGACTAAGCGTGAGGCCACCGCCAAGGGAAAACAATTTGCAAAGCAGCCGAAGAAGGTGGCCGAAAAGATTAAGAGGTTTCGATGAAAACTCCAGCCTATGCACGTAAGGAAGGCCAAAACCCCAAAGGCGGCTTGAACGCTAAGGGTCGAGCTGCTGCCCGTGCTGAAGGCATGAACCTGAAGCCTCCAGTTAAGTCTGGCGACAATCCTCGCAGGGCATCGTTCTTGGCTCGCATGGGCGGCAACCCTGGCCCAGAATACAAAGACGGTGAACCAACAAGGCTGCTGCTGAGTTTGAGGGCTTGGGGCGCGTCATCAAAAGCAGATGCCAAAGCCAAGGCAAAACGCATCTCTGAACGCAACAAGGCCAAGTGATGCAAATCCCAATCTTAAGCGGCATCTACGCTGACAACACTCCAGAGCTGCGCACCGCCTACCCTGTGAACATGGTTCCCGTGCCAAAGGCGTCAGGAATCAGCAATGGATTCTTGCGTCCAGGCGACGGCATTGTGGCCAACGGCACAGGCCCAGGAATTGATCGTGGCGGCATCAACTGGAATGGCATCTGCTATCGCGTGATGGGCACTAAGCTGGTCTCCGTGGCCAGCAATGGGGCTGTGACAGTACTTGGCGATGTTGGTGGGCCAACCACCGATCTGGTGACGATGGATTACAGCTTTGATGTGCTCGCTATCGCATCCGGTGGGAGGTTGTATTACTGGATTCCAGTTAACACGCCGGGCACTATAGCCTGGAACCCAACGGCGCCGATCTTGCGGCAAGTCACAGATTCAGACCTTGGGGTGGTGCTGGACTTCTGTTGGGTTGATGGCTATTTCATGACCACGGATGGCGCCAATTTAGTTGTCACTGAGTTGTCAGACCCGACCCAGGTCAATCCTCTGAAATATGGCAGCTCAGAAGTTGATCCTGACCCTGTTGTGGCACTTATCAAGCTGCGCAATGAGGTCTATGCTCTCAACAGCAACACGATGGAGGTCTTCGACAACGTGGGAGGGGAGCTGTTCCCATTTGCACGTATTGATGGCGCACAAGTACAGAAGGGCGTTCTTGGCACGCACGCCTGCTGCATTTACTTGGAACGCATTGCCTTTTTGGGAGGTGGTCGCAATGAATCCCCAGGGATCTATCTGGGCGCAGCAGCCACAACCCAGAAAATCAGCACCCAGGAAATCGACAATCTGCTTCTGCAATACACAGAGGCACAACTGGTGCGTGTCCAGCTCGAGGCACGCAACGACAAAAACCACCAACACCTCTACGTCCACCTGCCAGATCGCACGGTGGTCTACGATGCCTCAGCATCTGAGGCTCTGGATCAGCCTGTCTGGTTCACTCTGACTACCACATTGGTTGGTTTCAGCCAGTACCGGGCACGCAATATAGTCTGGATATACGACAAGTGGCTTGTCGGAGATCCGCAGTCGAGCTCCATCGGGTATCTGGTGCAAGACATTGGTCATCACTGGGGCCAGCAGGTGCGCTGGGAGTTTGGCACGGTCATTGTCTACAACGAAGGGAATGGCGCAATCTTCAATCGACTGGAGCTCGTCAGCTTGACCGGCAGTATCACATTGGGCACCAATCCACAGATCAGCACCAGCTACAGCGTAAACGGACTGTCTTGGAGTCAAGATCGCAGTATTGCAGTTGGCACGATTGGCAGTACATCCAAGCGCCTGGCTTGGTTCCAGCAGGGCCACATGCGCAATTGGCGCATTCAGCGTTTCCGTGGCGATAGCGATGCCCATGTATCGTTTGCACGCCTTGAGGCACAGATTGAGGCGCTTGCATACTGATGGCAACTGCACCAGTCTCCCGCAGGCTGAATCTTACCCGCGACCAGCTCGCAAGTTTCTTGACCGATCAGCAACAGATCAGGCAGTTTGAGCTGCTGTTTTCCACAGTCGATCAGATTCAAGTCATCACAGGCACTGATTTCGAGTATCAGGCAGACACAGCAGCGGCTACAGCAAACGAGGCGCTTTCCCAAATCAACAGACTTTCTCAGGCCTTGGAATTGCTGGCTCTGGCTCCAGTGCGCAACAATATTGAACTAGGGCACGATGTAAACGGCATCTTGCCTTACGCAAACCAAACCGCAAGAGTGCGATCTAATCAGGTGCTCACATGGCTTTCGATGTAATCACACCTGCCAAACTCGGCCAAGCAGCGATAACCACAGGCGTGACCACGCTATACACGGTGCCAGCCAGTACTCGCACGCTGCTTAAGGAATTTAGCATTGCCAACACCACGGCAGCGGCCATCAATGTGCGCGTGTTCCTGGTTCCATCTGCAGGCTCTGCAGGCACAGGCAATGCCTTCCTATACGATGTGCCAGTCCCAGGCAACAATGCACTGCAATACAACGGCATCGAGGTTCTGAACGCAGGCGACACTATTCAGATTCAAGCTGCATCAGCAGGCCTGACAATCATCGCCAGCGGCGGCGAAGCCACATAAGGAGCATGACATGACTGTATCCATCAAAGTGCTTATCCCTGCCAAGCAGGCCGAGAACACGCAGACGACTCAGTACACGGCCACCAACTGCAAGGCCATCATTGACAAGTTCACGGCCACCAATACCACGGCGGGCAATGTAACAATCAGTGTCAATCTGGTGACCAGTGGCGGCAGCGCGGGCACGAATAACCTAATCGTGGACACCCGCAGCATCGCACCCGATGAGACCTACACATTTCCAGAGCTGGTCGGCCAAGCGCTGGACAGTGGCGGATTCATCTCAACAATTGCCAGCGCAACAACATCGTTGACAATCCGCGCATCTGGTCGCGAAATCACTTAAAGGAAAACATCATGGATAAATTTATGATAATGCCCAAGGGCTTTATGGGCCTGCCAATGGATGAGGAATTCATCACCACGGCAGAAAACAAAAAGAACTACGTCATTGCGGTGCAGGACTGGAACTACGGTCCGGAGATGCCAACCAATGAGCCAGGAGC